GGCATGTCCATGCCGAGAGCAACCCGCTTGATCGCCTCGGCACGGAGCTCGGGGGCCTGAGCGTCCAGCTCTGACCAGAAGGTGACGTGCTGGATCTTGTCCAGATACTCACCGGGGGCTTGCATGACGATCGGCATCATCGCGGCCGCGGACGCCGGGTCGTTGATGGCCTTCGTGCCGACGGCGATGAGGAGCTGGGCGATGGAGTCGGCGTTCGACTGGGCGGAGATCTGTCCGCCGGTCGGGTCGCCGGCGTTGGTGACGACGGGCATGGAGGGGAAGGTGATCTCGCTCGGCAGGAACACGATGCCGTTGCCGGTGAGGCGGGAGTCGATCTGCGCGGCGACCCGCTTGGTCAAGTTCTCCAGCTCGGCCAAGACAGGAAGCACGGCTCGTGATGGGGAGTCGGCGACCTTGACGTCGCGAGGGTGCGGACGCCAGACACGGATGACCAGGACGTCCCGGTAGTCTTCCCCGTCAATCCGGAACCCGTCGCCGGCACGCTGGATGGCCGAGCTGGAGAGCACTTCCCACGCTGAGGAATCCTCAGTATCGAAGCCGACGACGTAGGAGTCGCCGGCGACGGTCAGATGCGTGGCGAGCTTCTTCAGCATTTCCGACTGGCCGTCGGGTCCGCCAAAGAGAACGCCGAGCGCGTCTACCGCGTCGGCGTCAGTGGTGGGCTTACCGTCTTTCGTGACGAAGAGGGTGGCCTTGGACATCAGGTTGCCCGCCCACGTGCAGGCGTAGCGGAATTCTCCGATGACGTCAAAGAAGTGCCAGGCTTCTGACTGCCAGCCCTCATTGCGGATCTTGACGCGCTTACCGTCGCGAAGGCGCCTGGAGACGTCGACCCCGCTCGACAAGAGAACGCTGGGGGAAATGATCTGTGCGCGTACGGTGGAGCGATCCCGCGGCATGTAGAACCTCGATGACTATCCCCACAGCCTCAAAGGTTTTGACATACAGGATAGCCCTGCACCCCGAGGGTGTGTCTATGGGATTTTGCTAGTCGGCCTGCTCGTCGTGATTGACGAGGATCGCGGCCAGGTAGGAGAGTGCCAGCCAGCCCCAGAAGAGCCACCAGGCGATCGCGATCCACAACACGAGCAGACCGAGCAGGTACCAGCCGATCGCGACGGCCATGATCCACGGGCTCAGGCACCAGTAGCAGGTGAAGAGCTTGGTCCACGGGCCGTCGTGCGTCCACGTCGCCCATCTCATCCGCCACCAGATCGACGGCGGGAAGTCGTCGTAGGTGATTGCCCGGGTCAGCCGGCCGACGCCAGCGATGGCGACCAGGACGGCCGCGATCGCGATCGCCAAGTCGGGGAGGGACGTGAAGGGTGCCACATTCACGAGAAGATGCTCCTGTCGAGATTTCCTTTACCGCGGCCGAACAGTCCGCGACGGGGGCTGATCGGCATCGTCCCGCGGGGGATACCGATCGCGCCCATTCCGTGCGCTCCGCCTGCCAATTCCGTCATCGCCCACACCAGGGCGTCGATCCTGTTCGGAGAATCCCCAGTACCCGGAACCCACTGGACCATCTCCGATTCCAGAAGCTCGAGACCACGGACGTGGTGCACACGCTTCTGTTCGTAGAGGCCGACGATCGGCTCCGCACGGAGCTGTTTCGACCTCGTTGCCGTGGCGATGACGACTCGAGCGGTCTCCTTCGACCGCTCGAGTGCGTGGTCGATCGTGCTCTTGACCATGTCACCGCCGTAGTTCTTCTCGGCGACGATAGCATCAGCCTGTAGATATCTATGGTTTTCTGTGCCCAGCCGTTCGGGGAGTACTTGCCGGTGCCGTCGGCCAGGACGATGAACTCGTCCCCCTTTGTGCCGACAGCGATGATGCCGGTCTCATCTGAGCGGCGATTGTTCGTGCCAGCAGGGTCGATGCCCACGACGATCCGTTCGCAGTCGCCTGCCTCCAGATCGGACACGCTGAACATCTCACCACTCCACATGGCTCCTTCGACATCTTCCAGCACCTCTCCATGGAGCTCCTGCCGGCCGAGCCTGGTGCCCTCGTACCGGCGCAGAACCCGGGACCGGAACGCCGGGTCAAGGTTCTCGAGGTTGGCGTAGGTGGAGACACGGACGATCTTCGCCGCCGGGTCCTTGGTCAGATTCTTGATCCACGTCGTCGCCAGCGGCGTCGTCGTCACCAGGGCCTTCGCCCCACCAGGCAGACCCGGCAGGCGGAGGCCGAGCGCGGCGTTGTCCCAGACGTCCTCGATCAGCGGCATGTGCGCCGGCTCATCCAGCCACAGTGCCCCGTGCTGGGGACCGCGGAGGGAGTCGGGCTCCTCACCGGAGTAGCCGAACACCTTCCCACCGTTGGGGAAGGTGAACTCGCGCTTGGACGGTTGCCAGTCGAATCCGATGCCGGCGTTCTCGCACGCGAAGATCAGCCCGGACTCACCCTCGACCATCGTCGCCCGGACGTCGACACCACGCCGGCCGACCATGCCGATACGCCCAGTCCGCTCACTAATCTTGCGCACCCATTCGGCGCCGGTACGCGTCTTGCCGCTGTTGTGATTCCAGATCCCCTCAGCGGTATAGTGGTTGGGTCCCGGCACCGTGAGATCCCAGTACTCACCGTGATGCGAATACGTGATCGAGCTGATCTCCGACCACCGCGGGACCGAAAAAAACCCCCTCTTATCAAGACCAGAAAACTGCTCAAAATCTGGCCGATAATGGTTATTATGTAAGTTTGCAGTTTTCACCCCCGAATGGGGGCCATGCGTCCAGAACGGTTCTTCGCTATACTGCGCACTCGGTCCCCCGGAGGCGATCAAATCGCCGGGGTCGAGCTCGAGCAACGGGACCCATCCGTGACGGGTCAGGAACTTGTGCTCGGCCGTGACGGTGATCTGATTTCCGTCGACGAGCTGGACCCGCCACAGTTCGTCGAACCCCTTGCGGAACGGACCACCCTCGGTCTGGTAGACACCGTCCATCGCCAGGACGTCCGTCGGGAAGCCGGTGGGGATGTCGGCGATCGGAACGTGCTCCCCGGTCGAGGGGTTAAACACCCGGGTTGCGGGGGCCACACATCCTCGACCGGAGAACACCGCCCAGATGAGCCAGTCTGATCCGGGCGGAGGATACTGGTCACCACGTGCGTGCTTGTAAGAGTACTGACCGTGCGGCTTCCCGTCGCAGATCCTCCCCCGGTCGCAATACCAGGCGCGCCGGTTCACCGAGGTGAGCGCCATGAACTCCCGGAGCGCCTTCTCCTTCGCCGCCGGCGTCCAGTTCGCGATCACCGACTCGATGTCAAAGTCGTCCGGCTCCTCTGCGGCCGCGGCGACGCTACTCACGACGACGCCTGACCCGGAGCATCGTCCGGTGACCCGGCCACTTCGGGTCATAGCCGAGAGCGATGATGGCCGTCCACTGCTTCAGCGTGTACGTCCCTCCCATGGTCCCCGGATACGTCGAGGGCACCAGGTGTCCCTCGACGACCACGGGCCACGGCTCGACCTCTTCTGGCCTCTCACGATTCGTTGACATGATGCGGGCTCACCTCCCGGATCTTCCACGGGCCGAACCCGTGGCCTTCTGGACGGATTACGGCGCGGCCGGGGTTCTCCCCGAACACACCGAACCCGGGCTCGTCGGACATGACGGCGTCCCACTCGAGCCCGAGGTCGTAGACGGCCATCGCCACCGCGGCGCGCCGAATGTACGCGGTCACCGACATGTTCCGGTTCGCGGCCGCGTCCTTGATCGCCTTGTCGATGGCCGCGTTGGTCCGGATGGCGCTAGTGCGCGTCCCGGCCGGCGGACGGTCGAGCTTGGACTGGAGGAGTTCCTGCCAGCTAGGTTGCTTCGACTTCGACGGCATCTGAGTCATCCCATTCAGCTTCAGGGATGCCGTCGAGCGCGAAAATATCCGCCTCGATGGCTCCCTGGTTCGGCGACAGAGAGATCATCGTTCCGACGACCCTCTCGAACTCTTCAGAGCTGGGGTTGACCAGAGCGAGACGCTGAGGCGCGTCCAGCCCATGAAGCTTGACCCACCGGTCGACGACGCTGAGAGCGGCGCGATGATACGCGAGCTGTTCAGGGTTGTCGGGGTCGGTGGCCGGTTCGATGACCGACTTCAGAAGTCCCTCGAGGCGCAGAGATGCCAGGGTGCGCAGGGACATGTAATCCTTGGTCTCGTCGACCATGGATGCGAGGACGTGTTCGACGGCACGACGGGCGTCCGCGGCCGCTGGGTAGTCAAGCACCCGGGCGATGTCCGCGTAGCTGGCGCCGAGCACTTTGAGCTCGAGCGCCGCGTGGGGTCGTTCAGAGATGGCAACGGCCTTCTTGAGGCGCCCAGTCTGCGGGTCGATGCTCGGGTCATCGTCAGACGGGGCCTCAGGAAGGCCGTTGCGGATCAGGGTGTCATCGGGGTCCGTGAGAGTCCTACCCCCACGCGGCCCCTCCGACGAATACTCCAGGGTCTCAGGCACGGTCCTTCGCCGAGCGCTTGCTGTCCTCGCGGACAAGGTTGCGCAGGTAGAGTGACGTGTTCTTGACACCTCGAGCATTGCGATTTTCCTCGAGCATCTTACGGTCCTCCTCCGAGAACCGAGCGGTGATCGTGTATTCACGAGCACGCGCACCTTCGGGTGGTCGAGCCATCCCGGTCTCCCTTCATCTCTCCGGTTGTGGCCGCACTGAGTGGTGCGGTTGCCGCCAATTGTAATACACAACTGGCATAACGGTGGAGCGTCAGATGACGTTTTGATGAAGATTGCTCAAATTAGAGCAGGGAAATGGAGCGATTCTCCGAGGGAAGAGCGCCGGCGGGCAAACCGTCGAGGCTCAGAACCCGATGAGTTCCAGAGCCTCGAGGTCTGCCCATGCCGCTTTGTACGCCTCAATGACCTCCGGGTTGTACCGGACAACATTGCCAACGATCGCCACGTAGGACGGGCCCTTACCCTGGTCGCGAAGCGCCGTCAGCTCAGCGACCGACTTGCCGAGTTCACGCCCGGCTTCTTCGGTGGTTAGGTAACCGAACGGGATGACCGCGTTCAGTTCTTCGTTGGTGTACATCACTCTCTCCGATTGGCGCCCCTACGAGGTGCGCTTGCCGGAGATCATCTCACCAAAGAGGTGCATTGCGCGAATCGCATTATCGGCGTGTCGCGCTAGTAGGATCTCGGGGAGGGAAGCAGTTATGTAATACTGAAAACGTATTACATAATCCCCAGCGCTTTCGATTTTGTAATACGAATTGAGGTTTTCTCATGTCAGATCAGCCCGACTCCCCCACCGCGGAATGCCGGCAGATCATCGAGCAAGGCGTCGCCGCCCGCATTCAGAGCAACAAGACGACACAGGACGCCACCTCTTGAGGTAATCGCACCCCCTGGCCTATGGTGGTGGCAGTTATGTCACACGAAAAGGTTGATCAGGGGATCATCGACCGCGTGAATCACGTGATCGGTGCGTCTGGCCTGACCCAAAAAGGTTTCGCCGAGAAGATCGGCATGGACCCGACGAAGTTGTCGAAGTCCCTGAACCTCCACCGCGAGTTCGCCACGGCTGAGCTCTGCGCCATCGCTACCCTCGCCGCGGTCTCTCTGGACTGGCTGATTCGTGGCGCCTCCAGTTAGGACGATCGTGAACCGTCGAGACAAGATGTACAACGCCTACGCCCACGTGACCACCGGCACCCGCTACGTCTGGGTGGACGTCTCGACTTGGTCGACCGGTTTCGTTCAGGTCTGCACGCCGGCGCACTCGATCTACCTGGTGCGCACCGAGAACCTGGTGAAGACGCGGTGATGCGCGCTGAGACCAAACGGCTCCTGGTCGACGCGGCCGTCATCGTCGGCCTGGTGGTGTTCTTCTTCTTCCTGTCCTACTGGTTCGGGTGGCGGGCATGGTGACGTACCGGCGCAAGGACACCAGTGAGCTCGAGGTGGAGCGGCTGGCCGAGCAGGCGTACGCCCGCGGTCTCGAACGCCTGGTGCAGACGGATGCGGTGAAGGCGGCACTGAAGGAGAGTCGGCGCCGCGCCACCCTGATCGGCAACGAGCTCCAGAAGCGCCGGCGGGAGGGACAGTCGTGAGCCTGTTCGTCGAAATCATGCTCGCCGGCGGAGTCGCCCCGATGACACAGATCGCCGGCCTGGTCATCACCCGCCAGGAACCGCTGATCTCCCACAACCACCCCGACGACGAGGTGCACTGGTATGTGATCTCCGTCGCCGGCCAGAACGCCCGCTTCCAACACCGCTACGGCGACGGCGCCCTGATGTGTCTGCGCCGCGGACTGCTCGCTCTGGACCTGCCATGATCCTCTACCACTACACGTGCGACCACGCCCTGCCCAAGATCCGGGAAGCCGGCGTGATCAACCCCTACCCGCTGTTCGGCTTCACCGAGATGAACTTCGTCTGGATGACCGACCTCGACGTGCCCGACAAGAAGGGGCTGGGACTGACCAGCCGTATCCTCCAGTGCGATCGCACCAAGCACCAGCTGATCCTCCCCCACCCGCTCGGCGCGAAACGGTGGGTCGACGTCCGCCGGTCCATGCCCAAGATGATCACCGTCGCTCTCGAGGAGGCTGAGGGTGCCCTGCCGATGCACTGGTACGTGTCGATGGTCCCCCAGCGCGAGTTCTTCGGCTAGGAAGCGCTCTCTTCCGCTTCGCGGATCTTCCGGATGCGGTACTCGAATTCGAGGTTCATCCACATCCTCGCCGAGATCCCCGTCGCGACCTCGAGCTTGACCGCCATCGGGATCGTCAACGTGGCGCGGCCGCGGACCAGGGCGGACATGTGCTTCTGGCTGATGCCCAGCACCCACGCCAGATCCGCCTGAGTGGTCTCGTTCTCATCGCACCACTCACGGATGGTCCCGCCGACGGGCGTCTGCTCGGCGCTCTCAGTCATGCCCCGAGCCTAGGGTGTCTCGACAACGCCGCGCTCGATCCACTTCACAATGCGAGTCGAGATCTTCCGGTAGACAGCATCGGTGGCGTGCACACCATCGGGGGTACATCCACAGCCGACGACGTACCGGCCGTTCTCCGCCCGATACCCGGACCAGGCGTCGTAGAACTCCCAGCCGCGGTTCGCCGCGATCTTCCTGAGCTCGGCGTTCCAGATGTTCGTGCCCCGACCGTCCCCGTTGCGCGGCGGGAGCGCGAGAACGATCACGCGGAACGCGTTCGATTTGATTTCAGCACTCCGGTACGCGGTCTCCATCTGCGCGAGCGTCCCACCGAGACGTCGATCGTTCGTGCCGGCGCCGAGCACCAGAATGTCCGCTCCCCCGACAGCACGCCGGGCAACCTGAGGTGCCGTGTATCCGCCATGCCAGAAGCCGATGGCATCCGGCGCCCAGTACATCACCGAGCGCACCACATGGGAATCGCCCAACGCCTCGACCTGGTCGGCATCCGCCGCATACGCCGGCCCCGCCATCCCTACCAGTCCCGCCACCGTCAGTGCGGCCGCGAGCAGTCCCCTAGTTCTCAATCCATCCCTCTTCCCGGTAGCTCGCCCGCAGTTCCGCGGCGATCGTCTCACCGAGGAGCTTGACCTGTGTCGCGCTCGAGCCATGCCACATCTTGCGGGGGTTCAGCCGGAGCGCCCCCCGACCAACCTTCTCCATGATGCCAGCAGTCTGGATGTGCCGCAGACCCTTGTGAAGCTGGCTGTTCTCCATCCCCAGCTCCCCCGCGATCTCCGCCGCCGAGTAGACGATCAGCCCGTGGGTATCTGCCCGTGCCGCCAGTGTGAACACCAGATCCCATTCCTTCCCGCTCAGCCCTGATCCGACCAGGGTCTCGAGGTAGGCGTAGGTGTAGCCGACCGGTCGACGCGGCTTGACGTTGACCCGCTGTTCATTGACCTTGATCGCTCTCCGGTTGCCGAGGAGCTTCTGGGCCACGATCTCTGCGAACTCGTCAAGATCCTCCGCGTCGATACCAGCCATGTATTACATAATACAGAACGTGGTCATTTTCCACCACATTCCCGGTCAATATCCACCA